CCCTTTTCTATAAATACTTTTGAATATCCTTATATTCAGGAGTAAAAGATGGTTATTAAGACCGCATCACCTGGAGTAGTGGTCCAGGAGGTGGACCTTACTAGAGGTACGCCGGATGCAATCACTACTAATAATGCCTTTATCGCTGGTCCTTTTAAGAAAGGTCCCGTTGATGAGATTGTAAAAATCACTACCGAGGCAGAGCTCGAAAGAGTATTCGGTAGACCTCAAGTTGAGAACAGCCAAGATAAGTATTGGTTCTCCATTGACAACTTTCTAGAGTATAGTGGTCAGTGTTATGTTGTCCGTTGTGATGACAACGTTGGAGATCAAAACAACAACGCTAATAATAATTTTCAAACGATGAAAAATGCGGTTGATAATTATTTTTATGACCCATCGTTGAAAAACACGATAAACCCCAAAACACAGAAGATTTATACCGAGCACGAACTATATCAGTCATCTGCTTACGTCAAGAACGACACTGAGTTCCTATCTGCAACAGCAGGCCAGTCTCAGATGAAAATTGGTAACCTTGTTACTGATGTAACCATCACTGACGGTGGTAAGAACTTTAAAGTGGGACAGGAGCTTGAGCTCGATATTGAACACACAAAAGATAGAGGCCTCAAACTACTTGTTACTAAAGTAGATAACGTAGGCGCCATGACAGAAGTAATTATTACTAAGACTGGTGCTGGTTATACCGATGGCCAAAAAGGTGAAATTACAGAAAATACCATAGATGAAGGTGTCGGTGGTCAAATTCAAGTCCATTGTCCTACTGCCAGATTTCTTTCCAGAAACCCCGGAGAGTGGGGTAATGGAATTGGTATTGCTGTAATTGACAGTGGTGCTGATTACATCATGACGTTGGGTGAACTATCTGGACATAGTATCGCAAAGACCCTAAAAAATGGTGCTCGTAATAAAGACCGTGATGACACCGGAGATACTGGAACAGCAACAGATGTCCTGTTCAATAAAAGCAAAGAAAGTGGTGTAATCCCCGGACAACAAGTTGGTACTTATGAAAGTATCGTACTTGACCCCACTGCAGAGAGTAAGGGAACATTCCTAAATGTTAAAGCAGCCTCCACAAAGGAAATTTTACTAAGAGGGCAGGACCTTAAGGTTGATGGAGTAGAAGTCGAAGAAAATGATCGTGTTCTAGTTTGGAAACAGGCTAACGGAACAGAGAACGGCATCTACGTCGTTCCACCAGCCGATATTAATGGTGTCAAGCAACCTTGGCTTAGAGCTGACGACGCCAAAGAATCACTTCAATTCTTGACTGGTAAAAGAGTTTATGTTGAAGGTGGTAACACCCAAGCTGGTAACGTTTTCGAGTATGTCTCAGCAAATGAGCCTGTTCTCGATCAGGTGCCTGCATCTCAAATGTTCAATCCTGTAAAGTATGTTACCGAAATCGGTGAGAATATTGATCTTACGGAGAGAACGAGAAACAGACCTATTGAAACCTGGGACGTAGTTGCACAACTAGGTTCTATCATTAAAAAAGATGGTGTTGACATTAATCTAAAAGACATCGTTAGAAACTCTGACCAGGGTAAGTCTCCTACATTCAGTGGTGTTACCGTTGCTACGACTGGAAATGAAACCTATGAGGATGGTGTAACCCGTGCTATCGTGGAGGGTGTTGACCTAATGTCCTCAACGGCAGTCGGTACTGAAATTGATGGTTACACTGTACAACTAGGTGATGCAGTCCTAGTTCAACATCAAACAGACGCAAAACAGAATGGTTTCTGGGTTGTCACTGTTGATGGATGGAGAAGAAGAGGTGGAGCTGACGCTTACCAGGAGTTCAACTACTCCAAGAGAGTTGTTTCAGCTGAATCAGCCAAAGGAGAAACCAACTCTAATCACTTCTTTGTATATGAAGGAGCTGTTCTAACCGCAGGTCAGCTTTGGATGAATACCACTGATGCTGATAATTCAGCAGCTGTTGATGTCACGTTTAGTGAGTTTGTTACTAACACCGATGAAGATGCGTATGATTCAAGCGCATATGGTGGTGCTGCTACACTAATGACCATCACTGATGGTAACGGAAAGGTTATCAATGCTGGTGATAGAGTTCTTATCACTGGACTAACCGACACCTGGGATGGCCTGGGTGAGAGTGGACGTGACAACGGCGTATATATTGCTAGTGACAATGGTCCTTGGTATCGTTGGACTGGTGCTGATGAATTATCAGAACTAAAACAATATCAAGTTACTCAAGTAGGAACTGACAAATATTGGCAGTTATCTAGCAACATCATTTCCATGGAAAAAGCTAAGCTTTTCCAGGAACTAGATTTTGATATCTTTGGACAAGGTATCATAGGTAACCCAGACGTTGATTATACTACTGAAGTATTCAACAGTAAAACCGCATCTGAAGGTTTTGTCTTTGATAAGGGTGCTAGAGTTCTACTCAAAGATCAAACGAATTCTAGTCAGAATGGTATCTACGTCACAAGTAGAGGTCCTTGGAAGAGAGCTGCTGATGCAGATAATGGAGATAAGGTCAAGGATGGTATGAGGGTTTATCTCCTCGATTCAACTGATTCCTCCTTCACTTCAGCCATCCCAGCAAACGATGGCAAGAAGTTTGAGCTGGATTGTCCCGCATCCATGGACAAAAATCTCACCAGAAGACAGACCTACAATCCTCTAATTATTGATGTAATTGATTTTATGGCAGATAATGATAAAATAGGTGAGGGCGATGTAATTTTTGGAGCCGTAAGAGAAGTAGGTGGAGTCAACAGGACCCCCACCGCTATCGTAATGTCTAAAGAGAATAATGAGGATTATTTCCGTGTTATGTTGGTCACCGACATAGCTGGACAGACTCCTATCAACTTCGTAGCCGGATCCGCTATTCTAAAGTCAGACAGGTCTTCTATTGGAACAGCAACAGCTGTATACATGGAAGGTGCTCACATTGCTTACTTACAGAACGAAAATGATGAGTTTGATGTCAATACTATCTTTGTACCTAAAGGATACAGTAGAGATGAAGGTATTGGCTGGAACTGGGATCCTAGACCCGTTGATGGACAAGTAGTTAGAAACACTACTCGTGCAGTTGATGCTGTAGGCGAGCCTATACTTGACCAAAAAGGAAACGCAGTGTTCGTTAGTGGTCCTGCCTCAATCGGACAGGAACTCGTCTGGAATAACAGAGAGGAAGAGTGGGTTGTAAGTTACAGACCTACCCTTGACAAAGACATGCTCAATGATGGAATTAACTTCTATCAGATCATGGGTCAAAATGATTGGTATACCAAGCAGATTGCCTTTGAAGGCATCCCCTGGACCAACTTCGCCCCACGTCCTGGCACGTCAGCAGACGCCCAGAACAAGGGTGCTGTCAATGATGAAATGAACCTTATTGTGTATGATGCAACTGGTGACTTCACTCAGGCAGTAGGACTTCCTGGTGGTAAGGGAACTATCATTGATACCTACCTCCTAGCTTCCAAGCTACGTGGCGCTAAGACTATTGAAGGATCTAATAATTACTACCAAGATCTTATTAACAACTTTGGTCAGTATATCTTCTCCAATGGTCAAGTAGAACATCTCGATATCAGTATTGGTGGCGTTGATGTCTCCCCACCGGGATCTGCCATTGCTACTGGTGTAAGAGCTGCTTATTTGGCACCTCGTTTCGGCACCGTTAAGACTGGTGTTAACATCAATGACAAGATTAATTGTCCTTATGTCCTAAGAGGTGGTGTTGATAACTTGGTCTGTACGTTGGGTGAACTACAAGCTGGTTATGACAGAGCTTGGCGTGATAATCTATCCGATCTAGATTACGTTCTACAAGGACCTGCTGACACTTACGATAGTCTTTCCAAAGCTTCTTCAGATGAGAACAACTTCTCTCCTGCCGTAGCTAAAGCCAACTACGTTATCTCTATTGCTGAGAGACTCAAGACGTGTGTTGCCTGTGTTACCCCACCAATGGGTGCTGCTGTTGATCCAATTGATTCTGCTGAAATTGGTAGATCAATTATCAAGTGGGCTGATCAGCTTGCCTCTTCATCTTATGCAATTATTGATAGTGGATACAAGTATAGTTACGACCGTTTCAACGAGCGTTATGACTACTTCCCACTTAACGCTGACATCGCCGGCACGATGGCACAGACCTCACTACTGACTCAACCATTCTTCTCTCCTGCTGGTATGACCCGTGGTCAGATTAAGAATGTTGTGAAACTTGGATACAACCCCAACAAGTCACAACGTGACGATCTATTCACCGCCCGTGTTAACCCTGTATGTACCTTCCCTGGTGAAGGAACAGTTCTCTACGGAGATAAGACAGCCCTATCTTACAGCTCTGCCTTCAGCAGAATCAACGTAAGAAAGCTGTTCATCTATGTTGAGAAACAGGTCCAGAGAGTGGCTAGAACCGTACTCTTTGAGTTCAACGATCCTCTAACTCGGGTGAACTTCAAGAACAATGTCAACCCACTCCTCAGAGACATTCAGTCTAAGAGAGGACTCATTGACTTCCTAGTTGTCTGTGATGAGTCAAACAACACACCTGAAGTTATTGACCGCAACGAGTTTGTTGCTGATTTCTACATCAAGCCTAATCGTTCTATCAACTTCGTACAGCTAACATTTGTTGCCACGAAGACAGGTGCTTCATTCGGGGAACAGGTTGGTCTATTCAGAAGACCTAACGCCTCATTCTGATTTAATACAATAACCAACTAAGAGGTAACAACAATGGTGTACACTTCCAAGAGGTCTATTGAAGACTTCAAAGCCAATCTAGCCAATGGTGGGGTTCGCCCCACCATGTTTGAGGTTCAAATTACCTTCCCCCAGATTATCTCTGGTGGTAGTGATAATGACAACCAGGCAAGAGGCGATAACAACGAATTCTCTAACAAGTCTATCTTCCTTGTAAAAGGTGCTACTCTCCCCGGTTCACAGATCGGTGTGATTGACGTACCTTTCCGTGGAAGAAAGCTAAAGGTTTCTGGAGACAGAACCTTCGCTGACTGGGAAACCACAATCTTCTCCGACACGGACTACAGACTCCGTAACGCTATTGAGAAGTGGGCAGAACATGTCCAGAACCATAACTATGCCCTAGGACACAACCAACTCCAAGATGGAACTGGTGTGGGTGGCAACAATGGTGCTAACCTAGGTTACATGGGAACGGCTATGGTTCGTCAGCTTGATCGTCAGGGTCAACAGCTGAAACTATATCAGTTCAACGGTATATGGCCAATCCAAATCGGTGACATTGCTCTCGACTTTGGAACCAATGATACAGTTGCTGAATACTCTTGTACATGGGCAGTCCAATACTGGCATGGTGCTGGTCCTGATTCTGATGACATCAAGGGCAAAGAGATCGATCCAAACAATGCGAACGATACTCCAGTGGACGGTTCACTACTCAAGACGGTATCCTGATATTTTCCGTATCTTATTGGGTCTCTCTTCGGAGGGACCTTTTTTTATGTTCTAAATACATCATAAGACAGAATTTGTAGTCCGTGTTCCAACAACAACCACCTAGGTTATTCGGCTTTTCGTATAAGAAGGACGAACTAGAAGAAGTCAAAAAGTTTAGTCCAGTCCCACCCAATATGGACGACGGGGTAACCGTTGCTGCCGGGGGACTTACTGGATACAGTATGCCCCTGGATGCACAGGGTCAAGCTACGTTTGAGTTAATAAGAAACTATAGATGTATGGCACTTCATCCTGAAGTGGATAGTGCCATCGAAGATATTGTTAATGAAGCTATTGTATCAGACACAAATGATGTCCCAGTAGCGATTGACTTATCAAATCTTGACATTTCTGAGAGAGTAAAAACTATTATCAGGGAAGAGTTTGGATATATCTTACACCTCCTAGACTTTAATAATAAAGCCCATGAAATGTTCCGTCGTTGGTTCATCGATGGAAGATTGTTTTATCATAAGGTTATCGACCTTAACCAGCCTGAGAGAGGCATCACAGACATTCGTAACATCGATGCTCTCAAGATTAAACTTGTTCGTGAATACAATCGTGGACTACCAGAACCCAATCTAAAGAACCCCAGACCCACCTATTCTTCCAAGTCACCACAGGTGTTTGGTCAAGCATCAGCACAGATGCCTGCCAGAGTTCTTGAGTATTTCCTTTATAACAAAAAGGGATTGAACTACATGGGCATGGGTGGTATGAATTCCATGGGCAACAATCAAACTGTAAGAATTGCCCGTGATGCCGTAACCTATATCACCTCTGGTCTTGTAGATGGTAACAATGGCAATGTATTGTCATACTTGAACAAGGCAAACAAGGCACTAAACCAACTTCGTTGGATGGAAGATGCAATCGTCATCTATCGTATGGCACGTGCTCCCGAAAGAAGACTATTCTATATTGATGTTGGTAACCTACCTAAGGCAAAGGCAGAACAATACCTGAAAGATACCATGGCTAGGTATCGTACTAAGATCACTTACGACCAGAACACTGGTGAGATTCGTGACAGCAAAAAGTTCATGTCTATGCTTGAGGATTACTGGTTGCCTCGTAGAGAAGGTGGCCGTGGTACTCAAGTAGAGACTCTACCTGGTGGTCAAAACCTAGGTGAATTGGAAGACCTCAAATACTTCCAAGAGAAACTATATCGTGCCTTGAATGTTCCATACTCCCGTGTCGATAGTGGAGATGGGATGCAACTTGGTGATGATGGTTCC